CTTAATATGCTAAAATTAAGCCTGTTACGCCGCGATAGCTCAGTTGGTAGAGCGCTACCGTGGTAAGCCAAAACGCTTACTGTGGACGTTTTACGCTGACTCGGGCATATTAATTAATAAATCAGATGCCGCGATAGCTCAGTTGGTAGAGCGACGCCATGGTAAGGCGTAGGTCTCGGGTTCAAGTCCCGATCGTGGCTCCATAAATACGTAGATTCGCAGAAATGCGAGTCTTTTTTTAATTAAGACCAGCATTTCGTTGGTCTTTTATTTTGTCAAATGAGGCTATCTATCCTACAGATAACTTCATAGACAAAATAATCGAAAATAGAGCATTGTAGCTTAACAATTTAGCCTGAATATAAATGTTAACTAAATTGTCAGTGTTTTGCCGAACGCTGGGTAAAGGCGAAGAGGTTATGAGCGACTGCGAGCGCTCATAACTAGAAGCTGGCGGTGAAAACCCGCTGGGTGCTCGCGACACCGACAACCTTGAGGGTCGGCAGGCCTCTGACAATTTAGAGAAAAGAGAGGTTAAATAATGGATAACATCAACCATTTTAGCTACTCAATGGCGAAGAATATTTATCGAAAAGGAATCGATTACGCTGTGGCTCTGAAGCTTGGTGTTATCGAAAAGCCTACGAGTAAGGCCTTAGATTTAGGAACACTAGTTCACGCTCATTTGCTTGGTGGCAAACAGGAATTCGTAGTTAAGCAATACTCAGATTACCGCTCGAAAGAGGCGAGGGAATGGCGCGACGCGCAAGTTCTGCCGATTATCGACGAATCCGAATTCGAAACAATCTGCATAATCGCTGAACGGATTAAAAGCCACCCGCTAGCAAGTAAATTGCTACTCGGCGAGAATACGCATCACGAAGTCAAGCTTAAAGCGAAAATTGAGAAAAAGGATTGGGTTGGCTACGCTGATTCGCTCGGTGTAATTGGCGATGAAGTAAAATACGGAGTTGACTTAAAGACTACTGCTCAATTCGATGATTTCAAATGGACAAGCAGTCGCAACGATTACGATCTTCAAGCAGCTGTTTATTCATTAATCGCTAGAATTGAGAGTAAAGAATTTTACTGGGTTATAGCAGAAACTGTCGCTCCTTATCGAGTCGGCGTGGCTGTAGCATCACCAGAATTCATCGATAGCGGATTCCAAAAACTCGAAAAGGTCGTGAGTGCTATAAAAGATTTCGACAAGCGAGAAGGCGAAACCGACAGAGATAAATTAAACTTTAACTTAAACCAAACGATGGATGACATCCTCGTTCTTGGAGATTGGAGCTAATAGTGACAGAGGTATCAGTTCAAAAAACGGATAACGCGTCGCTGACTTTGCAGCAACTAGTGAAGTCTGACGAGATCATGAAGTCGGCTGAGCGCACGCTCGGCGAAAAAGGCAGGCAGTTTCTGACAAGCGTCTTAGCGTTAGCAAACAGCGACAAGAAGATCGCTGAGTGTAATCCAATGACAACCTACAACGCTTGTTTAACAGCCGCAACGCTAGACCTACCGATTAATCAAAATCTAGGATTTGCTTACATCGTGCCTTATTCAAATAAAGGCAAAATGGAAGCGCAATTCCAAATGGGCTGGCGCGGATTTGTACAGCTAGCAATGAAGACTGGACAGTTCCAGAGTTTAGGAGCGCGAGCAGTTTATGAAAATGAATTTGCTGGTGTAGACAGCTTCACTGGTGAGCCAAAGTTTAATTTTCAAGTTGAAAAAGAAGGTAAAGTGATCGGCTACATGGCTTACTTCATTTTACTAAACGGATTCCGAAAAGCTGAGTTCATGACTAATGAAGAGCTCGAACAGCACGCTCAAAAATACAGTCAGACATTTAAGCGCGGCTTCGGAGTTTGGAAAGACAATTTTGATGCAATGGCGAAAAAGACAGTCTTAAAACTACTATTAAGTCGCTACGCACCGCTGAGCATTGAAATGCAAACAGCGATTGCTGAGGATCAGAAAGTCGGCGACGAATACGCAGATAACAAACCAGGCTCATCACTAGAGATTGAAGAAGCTGAAGTTGTTCTGGAGGATGTAAATGAATAACAAAATGATAACGAGCATATTAACAGAGATACTGTTCGATAAGTCATCTGAAGAATTAGACGAACTCGCCTTGGATTTATGCATAAACAAAGACGACGCTTTGTCGAACTTCTGCGACAGATTCGATCTCGGCGATTGGTTCTACGAGAAAATGATCATGCTAGACATAGACATCATCGACGAAGTCTCTGTTATAGCTGACGAGCATAGAAAGATTGAAAAGGACGATCTTTGCGACACGGAAATATTAAGAAGCGAGCTTCAAGCTCAGAGCGCATTATGAAAAAAGACAATCAATCAAATCAAGAAAATAAAAAGGAGAAAACAATGAAAAAACTTAATATTGAAACTATCAAAACTATTATTATTACTATTTTAATTACAGGAATTATCGCTTTTGTTGGCGGTATGCAATATCAAAAGAATCAGACTGAACAAGTTAAAGCTGAAGCGGCGACAATCGTCAAGAATGTCAAAGTTGAAGTGTCAAAACAGTAGTGGCGGAGAAGCGGCAACCGTCGCTCAAGGAAACAGCCGCACCAAAGGTTGAAGCCTCGCCTACACCTCAAAAACCTGCTGTGGAGGCAGGGCGTGTAGGCGGCTGCGAAAGGTTTCAACCTTTACTTGAGAAGTACGACTGGGACGTACGCACTATGTTAGCGATTATGAGAGCTGAAAGCGGATGCGATCCGAATGTGACAGGTGATACAAGCCTGACATTTATGCAAAACGGAAGAATATATGGCTATTCAGTTTCTCTGTTTCAGGTGCGGGTGCTGCCAGGCCGCGAAGCCTGTGACAGTCACGATCCAGCGACAAACATATCTTGCGCATACAGGGTTTGGAAATCGCAAGGATATAAAGCTTGGTCTGTTTATACGAACGGCAAATACGCTAAATTTTTATAAAACTTAACTCAGTCCCTCGAAGCTGCGGGTAGTATCGCAATTTTAGGATAGTTTTTTTCAAGGCACCTAGTACATTTTTGACGCTATCCGCACTCAACTAAGGTGGGGTGTACATAGAAGAGCCCGCAGCTTCGAGGGACTGAGAATCAAAGGAGGGAACATGAAATTATTGAAATCACTAATTAATAAAATACGTAGTTGGCGATCTCAACGAGCTGAAGACGAGAAGATGTTAGAGAAGTTAGAAGATCTCACTGGTGATTATTTTGATTACTACTGCGGCGGGAATCGCGGATGACGGATGTTCAATTTATCGTTCGTTGGAATGATGGAGGAAAGGTTCACTCTAGAGCATATGACGATGAGAATGTTGCTCGAAAAGCCAAAAAATGGCTTATGGAAAACGGAGCTCAGAATATCGACATTGCCGTGAGGATTAATAAAAAGCAGGTCGAGGAGGATAAGACACAATAATGTACATGCTAATTTGGATAATAATCGTCATGTTCTTGCTGATTTTTGTAGTAATTTCAGAGCACGAAATCGCAAAGCAAGACAAAGAATGGCTAAAAGAGTTCAGGAAGAATGATATATGGAAAAAGGAGGAAAAGACGTGGAAAGAGAAGTAGCACAACCTTATTACGAAGACGACTATCAGTCATTAGATGAAATGAGTACTATCGACTTGCTAGAAATGAAAGATGGTGCTCTAGAAGAACTAAACGAGCGAGAGTATATAATCCATCGAATCAACCAAATATTAGACAGTCGTATCGAAGGTGAGCGACCTAAGTTGGCTAAGGAGTAAACTATGGCAGGAACCAAACAGGGCGGATTGAAAGCCGCTCAGAAAAACCTAGCGAATAATCCGAACTTTTACGCAGAAATCGGCGCAAAGGGCGGAAGAAACGGTAAAACGGGAGGATTTGCACAAGACATTGAATGCAACTGCGACTTAATCGACGGTCCTCACTTCGTGAAGAAGTGTGCAGGTAAAAAAGGCGGTCGCATAAGCAAACGTAAATAAGCGGGTACAAATCGTACCCAGTTGAAACCATTTTCGACAAGTCTCGAAATTGGTTTAGAACATTAACATCGACCGTAGAACTGGACAGATGATTTTATGCCCACCCGATCGTCTGTTCAACTGGCGACATCAACCTTAAAGTAATTAATCAATGATATACACTTGGTGTCGCCTTGCCCCAGTTCTGCGGTTGAGGAGATTGAATATGAAAAGTTATAGTAATGGAATGTAGGAAAGGGTGTGAAATGAAAATCTATAATGTTGGCAAAGACCCCCTGGGAGAATACGATTTAGAATATTTAGACAAAGACATCTATGAATATTTTATCTATAACTATGAAGGGTATATATACAGCGGAACTGGTGCGGCAGTCCTTAAAGATAACAATGGTAAGTTCATGTTTATAGAATTAGGTCATTGCAGTTGTTATGGTCCAATAGAAGAGCGTAATCCGAAATGTATTTATTCACTAGAAAAAATAATTAAGTTATTAGACAAACGTTGCCAAGATGAATACGAAGGGAAATATACCAAGGACGTTGCTGAAAAACTTAAGGAATTAGAAGGAGTAGAGAAAGTCTAATGAAAGAAATCGTAGTCAGAGATGGAAACATCAAAAACGAACTCCCAGAAGAGTACAAAGATATTGAAGTTAGATTTTCTCGTTATTACAAGTATGAGTTTTGGTACGAAGGAAACGGAGTAGTCGTCAATGTGAGCAGTTGGGATGATGAAGTCTTTAATGCTGAACTGCTTGCTGTAGAAACTGTCGCTTCTATATCTAGAGAGGCACAGTGGGACTCATTCACAATAATAGATAAACGAGAGAAAAGTGATGCGTGATATCAAATTTAGAATCTGGGACGGAGCTAAAAATGAATGGCTTGCCTCAAGCAACAAGGACGCTCTGCCATATTATGGCTTTGCCTTGGTCGGTGAGGTTATGACTGTTCAGTCACCACCAGTATGGTCACTTGATGAAGGTAATGTTGTCGAGCAGTTCACAGGGCTAAAAGATATAAACGATACAGATATTTACGAGGGCGATATCTGCTCTTTCACTAGCAAAACTGGTAAACATGTGGGCACAGTAGAGTGGACAGATGATTTAGCTGGTTTCGGATTACGAATGATCAAAAACAACTTCTTATATACTTTTTCCGAACTTGATACCATGGGGATTAATCTTGACACACTGGAAGTTGTCGGCAATATCCACGAAAACCCTGAGTTTTTGGAGGAGAAATGATGACGAAGGTTAAATTCGATATCGCGGGTCAGGTTCCGAGCAAAAAGAATAACAAACGACTTCTGAAGAATTCTCGAACAGGAAAAATGTTTATCGCGAGCAGCGAGAAATTCAACGAATGGCACAATCAAGCTATGATGGATTTGTGCTTCAGGCTGAATAAAGACAGAGATGTCTTTCGCAATAAGCAAGTGGAGATAGAATTGACATTTTACAATAGTGATAATCGACGGCATGATCTCGATAATATGACTAGTAGCGTATTAGATTTACTAGTTGACGCTGAGTTTATCGACGATGATTGTTGTAAAGTTGTAAATAAAGTCATTGTTATTTTCGGCGGAGTGGATAGGCAAGCACCTCGCGTTGAAGTTGAGATTAATAGTGTTGATACTAAGTAAATATGCACCTAAAACTCATGTGGCGAGTTATGCTATAATAATTATAGAATTGCGGATCGAAAGAGCCGCTTTTTTATTTGGAGAAAATATCATGACGACCAAGAAAACAGTGAAAAAGCGCGCTCCCAACAAGGGAGGACAGCCGACAAAATACAGGCCAGAATATTGCCAACAGCTAATTGACTATTTTTCAATTGACCCTACAAAAATCACGGAAGACGAAACTATCTCGTCAGTTGACGGAGATAAGCTTATAGCTAGAAGAATGCCTCAGAGAATGCCGTGGCTTGAAGGATTTGCTCGAAAAATTGGTGTACATCGCAATACTTTGAGGGATTGGTGTGACCTTCATCCAGAATTTGCGGAAGCTTATGAAACCGCCAAAGATTTACAGCGCGAGTTCATAGTCGATGTAGCTTTGAGTGGTGCTGCTCCACCAAGCTTTGCTATCTTTACTATGAAAAACGTTTGTGGATGGCGAGATGAGCGCGACTTAAAACTGAAAAAAGCGAAGGAGGAGGGTAATATTGATGACGAAGAACTCCGAGCAGCCATCTTTGAATAATTTGACTAGGGAAGATATTGTACGACTATGCGAAAAATACTGGGAAACGGATAGAAACAAGCTCCGACAATACTTATTGGCGATATTTAAGAGGCGCGAAAACATACATTTGTTCGGTTGGTTCATCGCTCGACCATATTTTCCGCTAGAAACACCACCGTTTCACAAAGAAATATTAGATCTTATTAGCGACAAGAACAATCGGAGAATAGGCGTTATTGCGCCACGTGGTCATGCGAAATCGACTACGGTGGACATGACGTATCCGTTGTGGGCGGGATGTTTTGAGCAGGAAGAATTCATAGTGATAATCAGCGACACATACACGCAGGCAGCAGAGTTTATCAATGCGCTTAAAGATGAATTCGAGAATAATCCGAAAATTAAATGGTTATTCGGGAATATGAAGGGCGACGACTGGCAAGATGGTGAGTTTGTGTTGAGCAACGGCATTAAATATGCCGCTAAAGGATCTGGTATGAAAATTCGTGGTATTCGCCACCGTCACACACGACCGACACTAATGATATTCGACGACATCGAGAACGACGAAAACATCAAGAGTGCTGAGCAACGTCAGAAATTGTATCATTGGTTTACTAAAGCGGCTATTCCAGCATTGGCTAGAGGCGGGCGGGCTGTTGTCATCGGAACGATTCTTCACTTTGACAGCCTTGTGAATAAAGTGATGAAACAGCAAGACATTTTCAAAAGTTGGCAGACACGAGTATTTTACGCAATCACAACTGACGAAGATGGAACTGAGCACGCTTTGTGGCCAGAACACCGCAGCCTCGAAAAGCTAAAATCTATGCGCGACAACCCGAACGATCAAGAGTTTGTCGGAAGCATTGCTTTTGCTCAGGAGTATCAACACAAGCCATTTAGCGAAGAGGACGCGATAGTCAAGCCTGATTGGATTAAAGAGTGCGAGCCGAGCCAAGCACCAGACGAATATTCGCGTCAAGCTAGAGTGTTGACAGTTGACCCTGCCGCAAGCGAAAGGCAGACTGCCGACCCGACAGCTATGATTGTTGCTGACCTAGGAGCTGACGGCAATGTTTACGTGAGAGCAATTCGAAACCAACGAACATCACCAAGCATAACAGCCGAAACTATTCAAAATCTTTACGAAACATATCAGCCTCAAGTTGTCGGAATTGAGCAGGGTGCGCTAGGGCTAGTATTTCGTGACTTATTAGCAGGATTGCCAGTCATTGGGTTGAAACCAGATAAAGACAAAGTACGACGACTACTAGCTGTCAGTAGATTTTTCGAGGCTGGAAAAGTGTTCCTAGTCAAGGATATTCAAAACGGACAAGCGCTGAGAGAACAGTTAATAGAATTTCCAAAAGGTACACACGACGACATGGTTGACGCGATTGTATACGCTATTCGAATGTTGCTTGTCGATGGATTAAATCAAGGTGAAGAAGGATTTGACGAAAGTGGTTCGTATGCGTCAAAAGATGATGATTGGTCAGAATCGGATTTCGTGATATAATCTAAGTTATAAATTGCGGTTACTTAGCCGCATTTTTCTTTTTGGTGAAGTAACTGCTTTATTTCGAGGAGCGAAAGAGTGGCACTATTCAAGAAAGACGAAACACCAAAAAACCTGACTAGCGAAATTGGCTTTGCTGGAGATATTGTTTTTGAGAGCTTTGACAGAGAAGAAGCTCGTACTGACGAAATTAGTATTAAAGACTATCGTAAAATGCTCGACAGTGATACGACAGTTGAAGCACTATACAACATCTTTACTATGAGCATTTTAGCGGCAACATATCACATTGACGCTGATAGCGAAGATGTGGACGAAGTGCAAGCTGAGTTTGTTCGCCGAAATCTTCTAGAGCCGACGCACAAGGGTGGAATGCAAACGCCAATGAATCTGTTTATTGATCAGTCGTTGATCGCAATTTATGAAGGGTTCGCTTTATTCGAAAAGGTATATGAATTAAGAGATGGCAAGCTCGTGTTGAAGAGGCTCGCTCATCGCGACAGTACTACATTAACTCTAATCAGAGATGAAGTCGGTGGATTTGGCGGAGCTAAACAACGAACGACAGACGCAGCCGGCGCTTTTCAAGAGGTGACTCTTCCAGCCTACAAATGTTTTTTGTTTACATACGGCAAAAGCCGCAATTATCTCTATGGCCGTAGTGCTTTTAAGTCGCTATATCCTCGTTATGACAAAAAGCGTCGACTCGAGTATTTGGACAGCGTGGCTCTGCAGGCTGATGCTATCAAGCCAAAAGTTTTGAAACGAACTGTTGATGGTGTTGTATCTGAGCAATTGAAGAAAGCACGAAATAAGGCACTGGAGGTACTTGGTCGTCTAGGCAAACACAACTCTGTAGCGTCTATTCCGTACGGATATGATCTGGACGTGCTTAATACAGAAGGACGCGATCCACATCAATCAATCGAGCGACAAAACTCAGAGATGGCACGAGCATTCCACGCTAGCGTTATTCTAACGGCGACTCAAGGTTCCGCAAGCAACGTAGGCTCGTATAGTCTAAGTACTAATCAAAAAGACCTACTACAAACGGCTATCACTGGTGTCATGCGGATATTGGAAGCACATATCAATCAGTATCTCATCGCTGACCTCATCGACTTAAATTTTGCAGAGCGACATTATCCAGAATTTCACTTTGACACGCCTGACGAATCTATTATTTCGGCAGTGTTTGAAGCATTCAAGTTGCTTATTCAGAAGGATAAAATATCAGATGACATCGCTACTGGAATTGAAGAGTCGACAGCGACACGATTGGGAATTGACCTAGACGCGATTAAAAAACGTCGTCAAGAGGATTCGAAAGACGATTCAAAAAAAGCAGATGACGACAACAATAACAATAATAAAAGCGGAGGTAATGGCGGCGACGCCGATAAATTTCTAGACGAAAATGACAAGATTGACGAAGTTGTCCCGTCTGAACCTCACGAACACACTACAATCGATCGAGATTTAACAGATGTTGAAAAACGGGTCAAGTTTGACGCTATTGAAAAGTGGATGGCCGAGCAGGAGGCGAGTTTTGAAACCGTGGCGACCGAAGAATTGCGTAAAGCAGTAGCTGACATCTCACTTGACGAGGACTTTACATTGCCGTCTAGCTATTCTGCATTGATCGCAAAGTACTATCGAGCGGCTTATAATTATGGTAAGTTGTCAGCTGCAGACGAGCAGAAACTACCTGCACCAGCTATCAAAGCTGAGCTTAAAGCTCGCGAGAAACAATACGTGGATTTTATTATCAATCTACAAACCGAAGACGTACGCAATATTATCGCTGGTGAGAAACTGAAGCGACCAATCAATTTAGCTGACGACGACGTTGACGAGGAAGTTGTCGATACTACTGGCTCTAACAGCATTGACGAACCAACCCGCCGCGCAGTGCTTGAATCAATTGAATCACTGGCAGGAGCCTGGATCACTCAAGCAGTGCTCGGCACCAAGGGTACTATTATTTCTCAAGGTATGAACGACGGACGCGATGATAGTTTCGCTTCATTTGACGAAGATGATGACACCGCGGTCTATCAGTGGTCGGCACTGATGGAAAAAAACACTTGTCCAATTTGCGCAGAATTAGACGGCAAAGTAATATCTGCCAATGAGCGTAAAACGATGTTTCAGCGGCCACCAAAGCATATCAATTGTAGGTGTATCTGGACGAGAATATCGGCGCTGAACAAGGAATACAAGCTGCCGGCGGTGACGGGTATTGACGAGAAGCTTGTCGAGCGGCTGGAATATATTCAGAGGACGACCAAGACCGAGTTGGCAAACACAATACCCGGAGCATTGAAGTACACAAAGGTAGAATTGTCGAGCATTGAGTCGTACAAGGGGAATGGATTCGCCAATGTCAATCAAGTGTTATTAGGCCGGCGGGCAATGAATGTCTACGCTGAAACTGATATCAAGCAATTAGACAAGGCGATTAAAAAGACGACGCTAGAGAAAGACATTGTACTATATCGCGGTGTCGGGCTGAAAAAAGATTTGAAAGTAGGAGATGTAATTGACCATCCAAATTATGCATCCACTACGACTAGCATGGGCGTCTCGGCAGATTTTGCCGAGCATGCGGATCATCGTAAGTATATATTGGAGTTTACCGCACCGAAGGATATGCCGTATTTAAACGTAGAAAAAGTGCTTGGCGATAATGGCGTTACCTCGATGCTAAATGAGGGCGAATATTTGTTGTCGAGAGGCAAGAAATTTGTTGTAAAAAGCATCAAAAAAAGAGATAATGGAGTTAGTATAGTAAAAGTTGTTATGACAGACGATACAAAATACTTGAGTGAAGACAGCCAAGACGATTTCACCGAAGAGGAACTCGCCAAATTTGACGCTGCCATCGCAAAAGCCAAGGCGGATAAGGAAGCGGGCAAAGAATTAAGCCCGACGGCACGCCGGCTGCACCAAGTATGGCAAATGGAGTCTGATTATTTCAACGAACATCCTGAGGCTATCAAGTCTAGCGATGAAATCAACAAATAGTTGTTGCTAAACTCACCTTTGTGGTATAATAACCGTAATGAATTGCGATCGTATGTGATCGCAATTTTCTTTTGAAGATCAGGGCTTCACCCGCCAAAGTAACCACTAGACTTTTGCAACACAAACATCTTTGACACTGTTACAGGTTGATATTTGTAGAACTCACACTTTTCTTACATACGATCGCGGTTCAGGCAGGAGAAAAAGTATGTATGTATTTATCAATCGAGATGTGAATGTCGAGCTAGCAGATAACACTAGCAGTAATTTCAAGAGGTTCAAAAAGCAGATCTGTCGATTTGGCGAATATGTCGATCCTAACAACTCATCACGAAAGATGATTTTAGACAAGATTTTTGGTAAACGTCTTAAAGAAAATTTCGATAGCGGAAAATATGGCGTCGTCGCTGTTCCATTGGGACATCCAAAAAGCGCGGCCGAACTGGCGGCGCTAAACAAGGGTGAAATGGTAGACATGGAGCTTACAGATGAAGGAATTGACGCGGTCATTGAAATCCGTGACGAAGAAACTGCCAAAAATATCGAAAATCATAATATTCCTGACGTTTCAATGGGTTTTGAAGACAACTACCTCGATAAAAGAACGGGACAGCGAGTCGGCCCACTCTTGAAACATATCGGTCTAGTTGTCGATCCTTACATAAAAGGAATGCAGCAGTTTATGCCGCTTGCTGATGAAACACCAGCAATATTGTTTAGCGATAGTCAAGATTACGAAAAGGAGGAAGAGGCTATGCATATAAAAGTTAAGAACGACCGCGAATTTGACGTTCAGGTTAAATTCCAGGAAGACGACGAAGAGAAGGTTGTGACAATCGTCGCTGGTACTGAAATTGAAGTACCAGAAGATCAAGCAGAGGCTGTAAAACAGCAAATCACTGACGCTGAGGCACCTGAAGCAGAAGAAGCTGAAGAGAAAAAAGAAGAAAAAGAAAATGATAATGAATTTGCTGATCGAGAAAAAGCGTTGGCTGATCGCGAAGCAGCAATTGCAGAAAAAGAAGCTGCTCTAGCGAAAGAAGCTGCTGAGGCTAAGTTTGATAAGTTACTGAGTGATGGCAAGGTGGTGCCAGCTCAGAAAGAAGCATTTATGGCATTGAGCGAAGTTGCTAGCCAAGAAATCCACCTATCCGATGATGAAACCAAGACTGTTGATACGTTATTAAGCGAGTTTATCGAGTCAAGCCCAGCGCTGAATTTGACTGACGAAAAAGGAGCTGAAAGCGATGACAACGGTGGCGGCGAAGAAGTTGAGCTTGGCGACGAGGATAAGAAAACCATCGAGCGCTATGGCTTGAACGAAGAAGATTATAAAGAAGTAAAGAAGGAGAATCAATAATGACTTTTCTACGACAAGACGGCGATTTGATCTCAGCTCCATTTGCTGGCAATACGATCAATCGCGGACAATTAGTTACTGTTGACGCTGCAGGCAAGGCTAGAGCAGCAGAAGCAGGCGCAAAACCATTTCTAGGTGTTGCAATGGAAAACACTAGCAGCCTAGTTAAGGATGAGGTGCGCGTTTATCGAACAGGTGTGTTCCAGTTGGCGATCGACTCAGTAGCTGCTGCTGACTTAGGTAAAGCTGTTGCAGTTGCTACACCTGACAAAGTTACGACAACTGTTAGCGCTACCGCTCCTGCAATCGGACAGATTGTTGAAGTTATTGACAATAAAACTGTAGGCGTTCGCTTGAGCTAAGAAAGGAAGATGAGATGAACTTGAAGCAAGTTTTACAGAATCTTGATACTGTAGTTAAGACAGTATACAAGACTACTAAAAAAGAATACAAAGACCCACTAGCTGGCATTCTTTACGACGTTACGCCAGTTACAGGCGCTGTAAGTAACATCGTTACTTTGAACAGTGTTCCAGGAATGCGAGAATTTAAGTCAGAGCGCAAACACGGCGTGGCTGACAACACCGTTCACACAATCGCTCCACGAAAATGGGAATCAACTCTAGACGTTGAGCGTGAAAAGATTGAAGATGATGATCTCGGTCAGATTCCAAACCAAACTCGTGTTATGACTACTAAGAGCGGTCGTCACTACGGTGCATTGGCTGTAGCTGCACTTCCTGTTGGCTTTACTGCTAACTTGAGCGATGGCAAGCCATTCTTCCACAATGATCGTGGCAACTTGGTCACTGGAGCATTCAGCGCTACAACGTTTGGTAAGGCTTATGATGCATTGGTCGGTATGAAGGACTCAGATGGCGACATTATCAACCCAATTCCAACCCACTTGATCGTTGGTCAGGAAAACCGCGAGGAAGCTGAGAAAATCTTGCTCCGCGAGAAGTTGGACAATGGACAGAGCAACACCAATTACAAACGTGTTGAGCTGATCGTTGATCCACGAATTGCTGGCAAGGCTACATTCTTGGTTGCGGCTAAAGAGGGTATGTGCCCATTGACGATTGCTGAGCGTGTGAAGGTTGGTGAGCCTGTTGCTAAGACTGATCTGAACAGCGACAAGGCGTTCGAGACTGACATCTTTAGCTGGGGCTTGCGCGGTCGATACGACGCAGCTTATCAAGCAGCACAGTTTATTGTAGGCTTGAAGGGCGTTTAGTCGTTAGTCTTGAGGCGGAGGAGTTTATCGTCCGCCTTAGTCTGAATACTAAGAATATAAAAAGGGAGTTGCGATGATATACTACACGACATTACAAGATATACTCGAAGAAGCTGGACTTCATCATGTTGAAAATGGAGTTGGTCTTAATGGTGTAGTTGATGGCGTAAATAAAGTGTTTACTACAGATCGCAAACCAATTACAGACCGCAACTTTGACGATGCGGTTACAGTTGATGATTTTGTCGTGTTTGTTGACGGAACCCCAGTGAAAGCCGTAAAAGTCGATCCTGCTTTTGGCGTGATTGAGCTAGAAAAAGCACCGAAGGCCGATTCTGTCGTTACTATAGATTATTCATACGCTTCAGTACCTCTAAGGATTGTCGAAAAAGCTCGATTGGCAGCTATGGAGTGGATTAACAAGAATATGTCTGCGGTTGATCCGTGCGCACCATACAACAGAGAAGAGGGCAAGCCTATTCCTGGAAAAGTTGCAGAATTGTGTATGAATTACGCCGCCGCTAGACTTTTAATTCGAGAATACGGCTACAATCAAGACATTGAAGGCACGAGTAAAGACGGCTACAAGCGACTAGAGACTGTTAAAGAAGATTTGCAGGAGTTTATGAAGTCTGGTGGTGTTTGTGGCGAAAGTACCAGCGATTCTACTATTGGATTAGGCTCTATCTCTGCATATTGTGACGACGATTTGTTTGGAAGATTCTCAGATACAAGTCGAATTCACGGTGACCGATGTTACGAACGCGAGGATTAGTCGTGAGCTTGCAAATTACATTCTCAGTTGAAGGACGCGACGAAGTCATGCGCGAATTAGATTTGCGCGGGCGTAAAGCCAAAAACATGCAGACGTCGCTAAGAGAATCTACTGAGTACATGACAAATGTCATTGATCAGAACTTTGGCTCGCGTGGTGGCGTCTGGGGTAAATGGAAGAAACGAAAAAAGGCATATCCGTGGCAAATACTTGAAAAGACTGGTGCAATGCGTCGAGGATTTCGTAGTAGAATATCATCAAAGCAGGCTGAGATATCCAACTCGCGCTCATATTTCAAATATCATCAGTCACGTCAACCGCGTAAATATATGCCGCGCCGCGTAATGATGGCGATTGAAGAACGACAGGCGAAAGAGATAGTTCGTATATTCCAACGTAATATTTTTGATTAGAAGGAGAATGTCATGGCAAAATACGTAGATCCAATACTAAAACAAATAAAAGACATCCTAGAAAAAGATGGGCCAGAAATTTTACGCGGTCGATATGGTTACGGCGACCCTGTTGTAATAAATAAGAGCCAACTGACGCGACCGATGGCGTTTATCAGCTTTGACAATGACTACGAGGTTCATGATTCAGCAGGAGGCGAAATTGAGAGTAATATGGCGATCGTTTTGTGTGTGGTTGTAGATATGACTAAGGATTTCAATCAGGGAACAGACGCCCGCAGCCACCTCGAATTAGTAGAATTAGTAGCAGCCAGGCACGATGACATGACATTACGAAAAGGCAGTATTATTGGCGCCCTGAGAGCCAATCAAGATCCAGGCGATCGTGTGTGGATTGACGCTGGCGAAGAAACAACAGTAGAGTTTGATGCTACGCCACGAGATAAAGGATTGTTCACGGCTGAGGCTATTGTTAGATTTAAGGTTAAGCACGCACAATTCCGTCCAGATTTATTATCATAGTGTGGTATAATTAGATTAACAAATTGCGGTCTCAAAGATCGCAATTTTTCTTTGAGCACGCTTTTGTTTACCTAGGTAAATAATATAAAGGAGAAAGCAAATGGCTACATTTAGCGGACGAAAAGTTGCTGTTGGAATTGGGCTAGAAGACCCAAACGCCAAAGGCACAGCGGTGGCACCAACTTATGGAGCACCACATCTAGATATCAGTTTTAAGGATTCACCAACAAGCAAGATGAACGAGTCGGCGCTCGGCACGATCATCAAAAATAACGGCAAAACCGATGTTTTGGTTGAAGGCGATGGTTCAATATCGACAAAATTGTGGGTTAAGGGTCTGTACTATTGGCTCGCGCTAGCATTTGGACAGAAACCAACGACTACAGCTGTACAAGGCGACACTACAGCGAAAGAACACGCATTCACACTGCGAGATGACAACAACCACATCTCAGCAACGATGGCGATTAAAGAGCCAAATCTATCTGCTCGATTTGCGTATGCAATGGCTGATACAGTGACATTTACGTGGACACCTGACGATTTTCCAAAAGTTGAAGTAGCGTTTAAGTCTCACAAGAGTGTTACAGCTAGCGACAATATCACTTACACTATCGATGATACTGAGTTTTTGCCAAAGCACGCATCATTCAAGATTGCCGACAATTTGGCTGGTCTTGATGCCGCTCCTGAAGCTAAGGATATTAAGAGCTTGACGTTGACTATCAGCAAGAATCTTCAGCCACAGCAGACAATGGATTCTAAGGATACTTACGGCGAGATTCTAAACGGCGAGTTTGAAGTTTCAGTCTCTATTGAAAAGCTATACCGCGACAGTACTTATCGAGCTATGAGTTACAATGACGAGCGCAAGGCTCTACGTCTGTCATTTGTAGATGACAAGAGTAAAGCTGGCTCGAAGACTAACACAAGCTTGACATTCGACATTGCAGTCGCTGCATTTAGCGGCTACGAGCCAAGCTACGGCGTAAGCGACATCGCTACTGAGAAGATTGATGCAGTAATGTTACTCAATACTGCAGACTTCAGTAAGTCATTTACTGCAAAACTGGTTAATAAATATACTTATTAATCTTAAAAATAAAGAAGAGCCCGCAACACGCGGGCTTTTTCTATCTTCTGCGACTTTCGCAAGCAACTCCGTCACCGTCTCTGTCTAAATCCGGTGAATATCCAGGTTCGCCACGACGCATATTGCTGTATCCAGCAGCACGCGCCTCTTTACAGCTGCTAAAACTTACATCGCTAGGTTGAGTTTGCTGCGGAGCAGGAGCGGCAGGCGCAGTTTGCTGTGTTGCTGATTTTTCTGTATTGCCAGAGCAGGTGCTTGGCGACCACAAGCCCTTATTTTCTTCACGAGCTAACCTCTGCGCCTCTCTAAATTGAGACTGCCACCTATGAGGGTTTGAATTATATGTATATTCATGTCCGTAACCTTCGCGAATCATTGTATAAGCTACGTTGGTGCCGTCTTCGAGATAAATATAGAATAAATCTCGTCCGTATTTGTCTTTGCCACTTTGAGTAGGATCTGCAACTAAGTAAACTGTCTTACCGGCAACCAAATCATTCATTTTTTGAGATGCTTCTCTACCGAAACACTGAACAGGCTTGCGCGGGTGCTTAGTTTCAGGTGTATCAAGCCCGACTAGACGGATTTTGGAGTGGTTTGACGTGCGAATCGTATCACCATCTATAACCTCTGTTACAGTATCTTTTTCACCTTGCTGAAAATTCGCGTCTTGAGCTAATGCTGGATTAAATTTTGGAGCTTCTGGCTGTTTTTCTGGTTGTTTTTGCTGCGGTTGTTCGTTTTTAGCGGACTGAGTGTTGGCAGATTGCTTTTCTGCTTCGCGAATCTGAGTTAATATAGGAGACCCTATATTGAACAGGGCAACGACGAGACAGAAAGCTACGATACGGGAGATCTTGGATATTTTCTTCCACTTAAAAATGGTAATTCCGAGTAATATGATACTAGCGAGCATTAACGTCGTAGCTACTGCCTCTTTTAGTCCGCTCGACATCCAACATAGAAATATAAGGATTGCTGTGACAATGAACCATGTAGGTGCCAGTTTTCTCCAGTCTGGTCTATTATCGTTTGTATTTTTATTGATAGGTTCCAGTGATTTCATATTATGAATTATAGAAGTAATTTGATATAATACAAGTAATAAGTTGCGATCACCTCGGTCGCAATTTTCTTTTGCCACAAGAGTGGTCGCTTTTAATTAAGGAGGCTACTCATGCAAGACACTAAAACTATCCAGCTACCAAGCGGAGGTGAGGCGGTTTTACGAACAGCGATCACTAATCGTATGCGTAAAGATTTTACAAAAGCAAAAGACGATGTCGATCTAGCTATTGAATTAGGCATAAAGGCTGTTCTTATCAGATATAAAGACGCTGACGGTTCGGATGCTGCGTATGAGGCCCTAATGGATTCAACGAGCGCAGAGGATTTTAACTTAATATCTGAGCAGCTGCAAGAAGTTCTAGATCCTCAAGCAAGCCCAAAAGAATAACCGCGCTCGCACAAGATTATGAGCGTGCTTATCGAACAAAAACCGCAGCTCCAGAGTCGATTATTATAGCAGGAATTCTAAAAGATTATGGTTGGACTTATGAAGAATACTTGGACACGCCTGAATGGGTTATAGAAGCAATTATGGCGAAACGAGCTGTCGAAAATAAAATAGAAAGCGAGTCTTACGACAAATTATCAAAAGGACGTAATTGACAATGGCAAGCAACGAATTAACTTTAATAATTAAAGGAAATAGCTCACAATTAGTCTCGGCTTTATCAAAAGCTGGGCTTGCTGTTGATAATTTTTCTAACAAGTCAAGTAGCTCTAGCGATAAAACGAAAAATGCTTTCAGCGGAATCAGTGGCGCGGTTACAGTCGCTGCTGGTAATTTAATTTCTGCTGGAATTCATAAATCTTTTGATATGATTAATAGCTCTGTTGACGGAGCTATTCGTCGTGTAGACATTTTGAACAATTTTCCTAAGGTTATGAGTAACCTCGGCATATCTGCCGATGATTCAAAAAAGGCTATCACACGAATGGCCGATGCGCTGAAGGGTCTGCCAACCTCGCTAGATAGTGCAGCTGCGTCGGTTCAACGTCTGACATCGAAGAATGGTGACGTTGGCAAATCTACTGAAATGTTTCTGGCACTCAACAATGCTATTCTAGCCGGCGGTGCGCCAATGGATATCCAGGCCACAGCAATTGAGCAGATTTCACAGGCATATGCTAAAGGCAAGCCTGACATGATGGAGTGGCGTGCACTACAGAGTGCCATGCCAGCACAGCTGAAGCAGATTGCACAGGCCTTCTTCCAAAATGGCGCGGCGCTGGATGTTTACCTCAAAAAGGCTCAAAAATACGCCAAGCAAAATCCAATGTCGTCAACCGGCAAGGAGCTACTCGAGCAGCTAACCGCGGTTAAAAACGGTACTGGCGACATGACGACAGCGCTAGGCACAGCAATGCGCACCGGAATCGTCTCAATGGACGATTTCATGGCGACCATAACCAAGATGAACAAAGAGGGTGCTAATGGCTTCCAGAGCTTTGAGAAGCAGGCGCGGAACAGTACGGGTGGTATTCAGACGGCGATGGAAAACTCGAAAACTGCGGTGGTGCGCGGAGTTGCCAAGATAATTGAGGCTTTTGGCAGTGGGGATATGTCTGGTGCAGCGGGAGGATTTGGTAAAATATTAGAGAACGTTCTGACGGGCGTTGCTGATATGATCAAGTTCGTCAAAGAAAACAAAGAGGTATTTACTGGTATTGCAATTGCCGTAGGAGTGCTGACTGGAGCTGTTATCGCTTACGACACAGCGGTCAAAATGTCTACTACGATTGCCAAAGCTTATACTGTAGCAATTAATCTATGGAAGGGTGCGGTTACTGTAGCTACTACTGCGCAAAAATTGTTCACTTTAGCTATGAATGCTAGTCCGTTGATGAAAATTGTCACGGTCATTGGGTTGGTGGTCGGGGCACTAGCGTGGTTCTTTACTCAGACGGAAGAGGGACGTAAGATATTTGGCCAGGTCGCAAAAACCGTTGGCGAAGTTGTCGGAGCCATCAGCAGGGTTGCAGGAAAGATAAGTGGGGTAGTCGGCGGCGCGCTAGCTACTGCTGGTCAAGCCGTCGGCAAGATTGCTGGTACTATCGGCAATATTGTCGGTGTTATAGGAGGTGTTGTTGGCAAGGTTACTAAGGTTATCGGCGGCGCGGTCACTGGTATTATTAGATTTTTCGCGCCGATAGTTGCATTCGTAGCACCGATATTCCGGACTATCTGGCAAATTATATCTAGCACGTTCATTTTAATTGTTGCAATCGTAGCGACTGTTATGGAAACAATTTTCAATATTATACGCGGAATTGTCGGCGTCTTCGTGACGGTTTTCGGGGCAATCATAGGTGCGATTGGTCCAATCATTCAAGGGATTGTAGATTTTATTTCAGGAGTAATTGACACTATTGGTGGAGTTATCCAGGGCATTGTCAATTTTGTGTCGGAGGTGGTGTCTGCTGTTGCTGGAGTCGTGCAAGGAGTAGTCGACGTTATCGTTGGCATTGTCACGACTATCATTGATGCGATTACTGGCATAGTACTGCCAGTAGTGACTTGGATGGACATCAATATCATCCAACCAATTGCTGCTTTCTTTAAGGGGCTATGGGACGGCGTGGTGAACGGCGTCAGAGGCTTTATCAATGGAGCAATGAACATCATGATCCCGATTGCAAACTGGATTAATTCAAATGTCATACAACCAGTAGCGCGATTTTTTAACGGGTTGTGGAGTGGAATTACTAACGGAGTCAGAAACGTAGCAAGAACTATTAGCGACGTCATGGGAACGATTGCTGGATTCGTAAAGACGCCGATTAATGGGATTATTGATATTGTTAACGGAGTTATCCGAGGATTAAACAGAATTAAGGTTCCAGATTGGGTACCTGGTCTTGGTGGTAAAAGTCCTAATTTCCCTACAATTCCAAAATTGGCAACCGGTGGTATTGTGTCACCGGCAAACGGAGGATCGATAATTTATGCTGGTGATGGCGGACAAAATGAGTGGGTTGTTCCTGAAAGTAAAATGGCGAGCTTGGTCGCTCAAATTAATAAGCGTACAAATGGCGATGTTGGAGGATTAACAAAACATATCGTAGTTAATAACACTTATAATGTGCGTGATAAGGTCGACGCTCAGATGGTAGCAAGTGATTTAGGGTATTTGTTAAGCCAGGCGTAGGAGGACAAAATGTGGCAAGTATTTTTAAACGATTTTCAGATAAACGACCAGATGATAGGCATGCATCTCAACGAGCCGATTGAAGGTCTAGCTGGGTTACCTGCTATTAGAACATCTCAAGGTATAAATTTAGGAGCAAATGGCGGTTGGACAACGAAACAGCTGTACGAGCCGCGTTTTATCTCATTTAGCGGACGGATTTTTGGTAGAACAGTAGCTGAGACTGAAGACAGGCGACGAGAATTTTCTACGATATTAGCTCAATTAGTAAAAAATAAAGGCACTCTTCGCGTTATTACGCCAGCTGGAAACGTTTATTCGACAGAAGTAGCTCTAATTGGCGCAGAAATGCCTATTGAAAAACTACTAAATTTAGTAAAATGGAAAATAAATCTAAAAGCCGACGATCCGCTACTGTATGACAATAGCGACGGTGAACTACTAGCGACAATACGAAAAACTCGACAAGGTGGATTTATCGTACCATTCGAATTTCCGCTTTACATTAGCCCAGATGAGCAACCAGCGACAGTAAATAATTCAGGCAATGAAACGATACTGCCGAATATCATTATTAGCACCAAAGCGACCAACCCGAAAATCATCAATCGAACGACAAATCAATCGATGGAAATTACGACAGTAGTTAAAGATGGCGGCAAATTAGAGATTGATATGAAAAACAAGACGATATTACTCGACGGAATGAATATTTATGACTTGCAGACGGCTGGCTCTAACTTTTGGGGACTAATTGCTGGAGACAATCGAATCGAACTACAGACAGATATTCAAGACGAGCGAACCGAGGCGGAACTGAGATTTAGAAGCGGGTTTATAGGTATTTAGATATGGCAGATTACAAAATTGAGGTTTACAGTAAAAACGGAAAATGCCTGGGCGATATTCGTCATCTGGCTCAAGGCTTGAAGTGGACCGAACAGAGAAACGCCGCCGAGACTGTCAGTTTTCGTATGGATTTAGCGAGATATGAAGAATATGTCAAAAAAACAGGAATGCGGCCATATGATTTTATGGACGCAGGCACAACAGATATACGAATTGTGAGAAACGGCAAAGATAGAATTGGTGCACACCTTATTAAAATCAATTTTTTGCCAAACGACCCCTCAGTAGATATTGAACTGAGCTTTACTGGATATCTGAACTATTTCAAAGACGCGTATGTTGATGCGGCCTACAATAACACTAGACAAGGAGATATCGCTTGGGGTGTTATTAATCAATATCAGAATAAACAAGACGGAGATTTTGGCATACGTCGCGGTGAATTTACGTCTTTAGGAAAAAATCCTCGTCAACGTAATCAAACTAGGGCTAATGTGAAGGATTTTCTGGTGCGGCTGAGTAATGTTATCAATGGACCAGATTTTCAGTTCACGCCCGACAAAAAGTTTAATACTTTTGACGCAATGGGCGACTATCGACCAGATATCAGACTAGTCTATCCTAAGAACGTTGCAGGATTTGGTTTTGAGCGCTCGGTGGATAGTTTAGCCAATTACGTTATTGGTATCGGAAGTGGAAATGGTGACGACGCTATTGTCGCTACAGCTACAGATCCATTCTCGCGACAAGCGTTATATCGTCGCGAAAAAGTCGTTACATTTAGTTCTGTCGAGAGAGAGTCGACGCTTCAAGAAAATACAAACGGAGTTTTAGAAATGCTAAAAGACGTTCGTGAGCTACCGAGCTTTACTTTATCTGATGGTGTTCTAGACTTAAACGATATCGGTTTAGGTGATACTATTTACGCTGAAATGAATGGCTACATTATGTTTGAGCACATTCATGGATTTTACAGGATTGAAAAAATCGAAGTAGCGGTTGATGAAAATGACGCAGAAGAAGTAAAGTTAACATTCGACAACTTAGGTGTTGATGATATCATTGCACAGCAAGAGTAAATATGAACAGATTGACGGAATTAGAAGAGCAGAACATAGTCGGTGTTTTATCTAGAATCAGAGCCAATCACGCAGATTCAAAACTAATATCACAACCGACTAGCGTTACGTCTGGCGTGCGCACATATCAATCGCCAAATAGCGAAAACTGGGATACTTTTGAGTTTATTCGCAGAGGCTCGTCAACCACGGCTGACAAAGTGCTATTAGCTAACACTGGCGGGCCGCTAAACATGCGGTTTCTTGCTATAACGACGACATTCGAGCCAGACAATCAAAACTCGCCAGTCGTTTATCCGTTTCTAGATATTACACTAGGAAATCAGCGATGGGAGCCGTTTTATTCGCCATCTTTAGGACTAGTATTCAAAAATAGAGACGACAGCTTTACAAGCATCTTATCCGCTGAATATTTAATAGACAAGACTGATTACAGCGCGAAAAAGTTAATTTATAAATATGAAACTAATGTCAATTATGGTGTCGGCAGCAGCTCTGGAGAATACTTAAAAATGAGGTTTCGAGTACGCAGTACGGATCGCGGAAAAACTAAAATCAAGGTGGTCGCGTATGAGTAGGAGCAGAATTAATGTTGGAGATATCATAGACGAAATCGCCAGCATCAAAAGAGAAATGAATGACGAAAAAACGCGTCAAATTATCGGTGGCGATCAAATCAAAATGAAGCTATCAGCTTCTAATTCTCAATGGGACATGTCTGTCACGCCAAATAGACCAGGGCAGTTAGCTAATGGTGAAGGTTGGGCAGTAGTTATCGTTACGGCGCGATCAAAAAATAGCGGGAACTTAGTTGGTAGACTAGCGATTCAATCAAGCGCACTTAATGCTATTTATTCAATTATAGGAATACCTCTGCCGCCTTCACACAACGACATTATGAAATGGTTTGTTCCAGTTTTTGGAACGATGAACCAACCGATAAGCTTAAAGTTTCAAATTATCGCTAATGATGCGTGCGATATTAGTTTCGAAGAGTGGACACCATGGCAATAAATAGACTTGAATCAGAACCTGACATTCTATATGAGCTTAAACAGCTAGAGAGATGTCAACGCGAAAAAAAAGAACGTCAAATTGTCGGAGCTGATGCTGTTAAAGTATTTAAGATATCGACAGAGGCTAATTGGGATTATGCTCAACCGCTACCGATGACGCCAAACGGATTGCAAGGAAAAGAATTTAATGTGACATTTCGCTCAGATAAAAATGTGGCAGGATTATCCGTCCACGCGAAATATGAAATTGTCGGCGCGCCAAACGCTCAATTATCGATAAACACTATCGGTCAATTCGTTTCAGATCCAAAAAATCAGAAATTCACAGTGCGAGTTGAGTATTTTGGAAATGAAGTGGTCAGGATTAAGTTTTTCGTCATAGCGACAGGTAGAGGTTCACTTAATGTGATATAATTATAGTAATAAAATTGCGACCGCTCGGTGGCAATTTTTCTTATTCAGCCCTTCTGGCGGCGCGGAAAGGTAGAATTATGACAAGGCGAGTTTTCAATTACGGCGGCGGAATGCACAGTCCTGCGGCACTAACACAACTTATGCGCGATGCTTTAAGCGGAGAAGTGGCAGACGGATTGGACGTAGTAGCTGGAAGTGGAATGAATGTCACAGTCAACGCAGGCACTGCGCTTGTTGGGCGTGATCCATCTTACAGTATCAATGTTATCGGAACGGAAACGGTTAACGTCGGAGCAGCATCTCCTTCAAATCCTATAAATGCAGTTATTGTAGCTTATGTCGATAGAAATGTAGCAGGGGATCGGTCTGTAACAGACAATACTAATGATGTTTTCAAGCTAAAAGCTATCTCTGGAGCTGCAGCGTCAAATCCAGCCGATCCGACAAATTCTGCAATTCAGGCGGCCATTGGTGCATCAAACCCATTTATTATATTAGCTAGAGTTAAAAAGCGCGCTGGAGCAACATCAATTAGCAGCAACGATATTGCCGACTTGCGAAAAATGATGACTTTGCCAAACGGCAGAATCAATAATGCTAGTTTAATTTCAGATGGTACTATAGAATCAAAGAACATTAAAGATGGTTCAATCCTACCACAGAAACTAAAGACTACTGATATGTTGTCATTTAGCGCTAATAATTCAGCACAGACTGTTTCTGGTAATTTAATAATTCAATCTGGTTGGGTCTCGTTTTTTGGAAATGGAGGTAAACAGCAATCTGTACAGATTACATTTCCTAAGAAATTCAAGGAGGTTTATGCGGTGACTCCAACTTTAATTGGGTATACACGAAATACCCCAACATCACCAGCAAGTTTCGATCAGAAAATTGGCGCTGGAACTAATATTGAGTGTGGGTCGTTTAATCAAACAGGTACGACTATTACGGCTTCTACATCTGGTATTTTTGGTGGTGCGCATCACGGCATAAGCTGGATTGCGGTCGGTACAACTTAATTACTTCTTAACGTACCATAAAGTTACATAAGACTGTGTATAGCCACTCTGATCAGCATATGTTTGAATATTTACATTCGTGTTATCAGCGTATACCGTCACTGTATACGGCTGCTGGTCGGCGGCATGTGGCAAGTTAATAGTTGCTCCAATTGAGTTTTCTTTGGCAATACCTTGAATTCTGATAACTAAATCTAAATTAGAGATGTTATGTGGTTTTTTGATAGTAGTTGCACGACCAAGTCCACCCATCACGAAACTTTTTTGAAAAATAGTCTTGCCATTTATCCATTTTTGGCCAGTATCCACCTCGTTAGTAGAATAATCACCCCTAGCAATTGACGATAACTTCTGTGGTAGGATTGAACAGCAAAGCGGATTTTATGATAAAATAATAGATAGAAATGCGAGCAAGCACGCGAGGGTTTTTAGGGTGCTTTATCTCGCATGTTTGTTCGTATTTTTTAAGTTGTCTGTGTTATAATAAAGTCAATAGATTGCGATCACTTCACGTGGTCGTTTTTTTATGGGGAAAAATCATGAACGAAAAACCAGAAGTATCAGCAAAAGAGTTTGGGGCGTTACAAGCTAAGGTCGAATACATTAAGGATGGCGTAGACAAGCATACTGTCATGCTAGAGCGAATTGAGAATATCGCACGTACTAACGTTACTCAAGCTCAACTTAAAACATACATAGCAGAGCACGAAAAAGAATCAGAAGAAAAATACGTCAAGCGTGCCGAAATTGAGGGCGTGATGAATTTTTGGAACCTTGTAACAAGTAACTTAGCGAAATTATTCGCAATCGCACTTGTAGGATTGGCTATTTACGCAACCAACAACTTAATTCAGCAAAATAAAGCGGTTACGGAATTAAAAGAAGAAGTTCAACAAACTCAAGTAAGGAGGAAATAATATGGTAGAAAAAGCACTAGCTTGGTTTTATGCACGTAAAGGTCGAGTTAGCTACTCAATGGAGCGAAGAAATGGTCCAAACTCGTACGACTGTTCGTCATCTGTGTACTATGCACTAAAAGAAGCAGGTCTATTACCGTCAAGCTACTGGATTGGTAATACAGATACTTTATTTGACGCTTTAGAGAAAAATGGTTGGGTACGACTGCCTGAAGACGCTAACGGCGAGGCAGACACACAACGCGGAGATATTTTCATCTGGGGTATTCGCGGTAATTCAGGTGGAGCTCTAGGTCATACAGGAATGTTTGTCGATGCAGATAACGTAATTAACTGTCGCTATCAGGCAGGTATTGTAATAGACAATCATGACTGGCTCTGGAGTGCCTCAGGTTGCCCACCATACGCGTTTTACAGGTATGTAGGCAAGCCTCAGGAAGCAAAACGTGTAGCACTGCCTGAAGTCTATTATGCAGACGAAGTAGCAACTGTATTCGACCTACGACAGATTAGATGTAACCGACTAATTGATGAGTTCGACTGGGAAGATAATGGTATACCTGTTTCTGTGGCAGTAAAGACAGATAAAGATGGCTACTTACTGGATGGAGAGCTTAATACAGGAGATTACTTCCGAATTGTCGGAGGTACAGAAGTATTAGATGAAACTACCGAAAACAACAAACGCTACTTACAGCTGAAAATGGCAGATGACGGGATTTGGGTATTAGCGGAGCGAGTACGTGAATTAGCGAATGGAGATACAGGCACACCGCGACCAGAAAAACGCCCTGCAGTAGTTACACCTACTGTAAAGATCGAGAAACCCGTCGAGGCTAGCCAACCAAAGACTGTACCAACCGCACCACAACCTACTAACGAAGACGTGATGAGGTCTATTGGCAAATTAAGTCAAGATATCGCTAAGAATAAAAGTTTATTAGAGAAGATTATCGATTTTCTGATGAGTATTTTCAAATTTAAGAAATAAGGAGGTAATATGAAACTAAAAGCATTAAAGAACATTGACTATAAAGACGTGGCTATTCGTGCTGGATGGACATTCATACAGACGTTTATCGCAACATTTTTACTAGCTGGCGTAAACTTAGTAAACTTGTTATTCGCAGCGAGCTGGCACGAGCTATATGCTTTAACAATGGCTACTGCATTGTCTGCAATCGCGGCTGGATTATCTGCGGCTAAGACTATTATTCTAGACTTAGTACGTCAGATGAAAGAAGCTGTTGAATAATCTGTGTTTTTCTGATATAATCAGATCATTGTTTTATAAAAAACTACTTTCAATTGAGGGGGTAGTTTTTTTATAAAAATCTTAACAATAGTTAGATATTTATGGGTATAATTTAACCAAAAATGCTATAATGCTTATGTTAGGCAGGAAAAAATGGACGCTATAAATCTTTCAAAATATATTATCAAGTCTGGAAAAGAATCTGGTATTAACGATATCAGTAACAAAAAACTCCAGAAGCTTTTATATTACGTTCAAGCGTGGACGTTAGTCTTATATAATAAAAAAGCTTTTAATGATGAAATCGAGGCTTGGGTACATGGCCCAGCAATTCCAGATGTATATAGACAATACAAGAACTTCGTATTTGAAGCTATTCCGCTTGAAGCTATAGGAGACGTGAATAAGATTGATGAGGACGTAGCTGCAGTAGTAAAAGACGTACTGTCTGTCTATGGAAAATATGATGCAGATTATCTTGAAGTTCTAAGCCATACCGAAATGCCTTGGCGAGAGGCTAGAGGTGAAAAGATGCCTTTTGAGAATTCAAGTGACGAAATATCTACTGACACAATGAAATCATACTATGGGGAAAAGCTCGAAAAAACGCAAAAAGGAGCGTGAAAGAGCCCGTCAGGAGGAAGCGGCAATCCAGCAAGCAGTTGCTGATGTTAATGATAGTCGAATACCAGGCGCAGTAGCTATTGATGCATCTATTCCAGAGGTCTCTACGGATATAGAAAATTATCGTATTATTTTCCGATACTACAATAATTCTACATGCGAGCTAAGTAAGATCAATGATGTTGCTAAAATAAGAAAAGCAATTAAACAACTGGAAAAAATTAGCAACTTAAACAGTAAAACTATAGGTAGTTCAGGGATTATTCGTAGCCGTGTTTATAACGCTGGCGATTACAAATCTCTCTACAAGGGTCTACCTAAAGACGTTGAGTTATATGAATCAGCCACAACAGGGTCTGGACGTATTTTTTTCTTTTTGATAGATGATGCCATGCTGGACTATAATGGCACTAAAATACCGCAAAGTTATTGCTGTATAGTGTCTATTACAAATAAACATTTACGTACATAAAGTAAGTATCTAATTTATAAAAAAAGTTCATAAAATGCACGCAAAATGCTTGCATTATGTATGTAACTTTGCTATAATTAAGACAGTCAAGCGAGGCACATTAACAATTAGAGGATACGACAATGAAACTAATCACAATCAAAGCTTTTATCGGCAGTAATAATAAGACTAAAAAACTTGAGGTCGACAAGATAATATCAACTGTAAACGCTAACCACGAAGCTTTCACTCTCGACTATCCAGTCATTGGATACTGGAGAGGTGAAGCAGAGGAAACGGCAGTACTCTATCTATCAGACGAACGTCAAAAGGTGATGAACACGCTCAACGAATTAAAAGAGGTGTTAGACCAAGAAGCGATCGCTTATCAGATAGAGAATGACTTACAACTAATATAAAACTTAACGCCTCGCTTGGCGCTAGGGTCCTCTAAAAAGAAAGGAAAGGCTATGCCAATAGTAAATCGAATTGTAAAAAAGAATGGAAAGCTTATTAAATCTAAGGTTGAGATACCTACACCAGTTTATAATGTCAGAATTAAGCAGGAAGTGTATGAGCGGCTTGTGGTGCTTGCTGCTGAAA